AACAAGCCCGACGTGCTGGACAAGTTCGACGCCGACAAGTGGGCCGACAGCTATTCAGACATGATGGGCGTGGACCCCGAGCTGATCGTCCCGAACGAGAAGGTTGCACTTATCCGCCAGCAGCGCGCCGAAGTCGCCGCCGCTGCGCAGCGCGCCGAGCAGGCCGCGGTCGAGGCCAAGGCCGCGCAGTCTCTCGGCTCCGTGAAGACGGACGAAAAGAACATGGCCACGGATCTGATGAGTCAATTTACGGGCTACTCGGCCCCTGTCGGCACGTCATAGGAGCCCTACGCAATGCCTGACTTCTTCGTACCCATGTTAATCGGCATCGTTATCGGGGCCGTGCTGTTCAAGACTTACAAATATTTCAAAGGGGAATAGCACATGCCCAGCGCATCAGCTTCAATCACGCGCCCGAACGACACGACAGCCTACGCCGCCCTGGACGTCGTGGGCCCGGCCAGCGGCACGTCTGCGCTGGCCTTCAACGTCGGCCCGGCCGATGGCGGGGACGTACTCATTCGCGGCGTGTCCCTGCGTATCGACGCTAACGCGCTGATCGCTTCGGAAGCCGGCTATCGCCTGCACTTCTACAACGTCACACCGCCCAGCGCGCTGGCGGATAATGCCCCCTGGGATCTGCCATCCGGCGACCGTGACGCCTACCTGGGTTTCCTCGACACCGGAACGATTGTGGACGTTGGTTCAACACTGTGGGTTGAAAGCAACGGCCTGGCCAAGCCGGTCAAGCTGCTGTCTGGCACGCTCTACGCATACCTCGCCACGGTTGCGGGCCACACCCCGACCGCACAGCGCGTCTACACCGCCACCGTCCACACCGAAACGAGGTTCTAGGCCATGACCCTGCGCATTACCGCCGACAGCCCGCAGTTCCTGCTCGACGACACTTACACGCCGCCGCGTGCGGTTGGCATCAAGCAGGGCGACGGGTCCGAGGTGTTCTTCACGTTCGTCGGGTCTCAGCCGGCCTTCAACTATAACCTCGTGGCTATTTCCGCCGATATCATCGGCCAGAGACGCACGACCAACGCCCAGCGGTACTGGTGGTACAACACCTACACCGACGACTCGAACTACGAAGTCGGGCAGGTCGGTTTCAGCGGTAACACCTTTGTGTTTCAAGCCTTTTCGTCGGGAACCGGCGTTGCGCGGAACGTCAAGATCCAGGCAGGTGGGGTAATCACCTTCTCGCCGCAGGACAATTCCTCTTGGGGCATGTCGGCGGACCTCATGTACCCGGTCGATGATGTTGCAGCCGATATCGGCACTACGACGTCGCGCCTGCGCAACGTCTACGCGCAAGGCATGGTGCTGGTCGATGGCATCACCGCCCCCAGCACGGTAGCGGGGCATGCGGTGATCTACGTCGATACCGCTGACGGCGACCTCAAAATCAAGTTTGGCGACGGCACGGTCAAAACGATTGTGGTCGATACCTGATCCTAGGCGGCAAGGTGGAATGCAATTTCTGGTTGTGCTAAAAGGGTGACAGATGGCCGCCGACTATGACCCCACAGACCTGTCCGCCGAGGCGGAAAGGGACGACGAGAGGGCCAAGGCGGCGAGCCAGCTAAACGAGCAGGAAGCCAAGGACTGGCAATTCCTGCTCGGTGACGGACGAGGCCGCCGCATTGTGTGGGGCCTCCTCGAAAAGGCGGGTGTTTTCAGGGTGAGTTTTTCGTCTGACGCGCTGCAAATGGCCTTCAACGAAGGCAACCGGAATCTCGGCCTGGTGATCCAGGCCAAGATGCTGGAGCACGCGCCGCGCGCATACCTTGAAATGTTGGAGGAAACCGCCCGATGAGCACCGACCTGACGACCCCGGCCGCTGAAGCTACAGCAGAAGTCACGACCCCCGCCGCTGAAGTTACGACGCCGGCGGCCGAGGTGACGGCGCCCGCCGCAGAGGTTGCCCTGGCCGACTACGAGTTCGCCCTGCCGGAAGGCCTCGACCCGGCGAACATCAAGCTGGACGATATCAAGGCCTTCGCCAAGGACCTCGGCCTTGATCCCGTCGCGGACAAGGAAAAGGCGCAGAAGATCCTCGACCGCGTGCTGCAACAGCGCACTGATTTCGAGACGGCGCAGCAGACCGCCAAGGATGAAGTCCTCGCCGATTGGGCCAAGCAGGCCCGCGAGGACGCCGAAATTGGCGGGGACAAGTTCGAGCCGACGCTCGCCGCCGCGCGCAGCGTCATCGCCAACGACAAGATCGTATCGCCGGGTTTCAAGGAATTCCTTGAGACAACCGGCCTTGGAAACCACCCGGAGATGATCCGGGTGTTCGCGCGGCTTTCGCCGCTTTTTGCCAACGACTCCCCGGTCCCGGGGGGCGGCGGCTCGCCGAAAGGCGACCCCATCGCGGGGATTTACGACCACCCGTCCTCCCAACCGAGCCAATGAGGTAAACCGTGGCAGCTCTTTCGACTATTCATCCCACGCTTCTGGACGTCCAGAAGCGGCTCGACCCGGACGGCAAAGTTGCTCCGATCGTCGAGCTGCTGATGCAGACGAACGACATTCTCACGGATGCCGTCTGGATCGAGGGTAACCTGCCCACCGGGCACCGCACGACCGTTCGCACCGGCCTGCCTGAGCCGACCTGGCGCAAGCTGTACGGCGGCGTCCAGCCGACGAAATCGCGTACCGCGCAGATCACCGCGAACTGCGGCATGCTCGAGGCCTACGCCGAAATCGACAAGGCTCTGGCCGACCTCAACGGCAACACGGCTGCGTTCCGCTTCGGCGAGGACAAGGCCCACATCATGGGCATGAACCACGAGCTCGCCAGCTCGCTGATCTACGCCACCGAGGCGACGGCGCCGGAAGAAATCACGGGCCTGGCCCCGCAGTTCTCCACGGTTTCCGGCGTCGAGAACGCCGAAAACATCATCCGCGAGGGCGGCGCCCAACCGGACGGCACCGACAACACGTCGATCTGGCTGGTTGGCTGGGGCCCGGATACGGTGCATTGCATCTACCCCAAGGGCTCGGTCGGAGGCCTCAAGGTCACGGACAAGGGCCAGGTCACCATCGAGAGCGTGGACGGCGCAGGCGGCCGCATGGAAGCCTACCGCACCCACTACCGTTGGGACGTCGGCCTTGCCGTGCGCGACTGGCGCTACGTGGTCCGCATCCAGGTCAACTCCGAGGACCTGGTGAAGAACGCGGCGACCGGCGCCGACTTGATCGACATGTTGGCGCAAGCCTCCGAAACGATCCCGACCCACGAGGGTGTCCGCCCGGCGTTCTACGCCAACAAGCGGGTCCGCTCGTTCCTGCGCCGCCAGATCGTCAACAAGGTTTCGGCTTCGACGCTGACCATGGATGACGTCGCCGGCCGCAAGGTCATGACGTTCGACGGCATCCCCTTCCGCCGTTGCGACGCCATTCTCAACACTGAAACCGGCCTCGCGTAACAGGAGCGCAAGCACATGATCCTCGACGAACGCACCGAGTTCTGCGACGCCACGGCCCTCAATACGGGCGGCGCAGGCTCCTATCTCCTGGGCGACCAGATCGACACCGGAGGCGACGGCATCAACGACGTCTCGGGTATGTTCCTGGTCATCCAGGTGGACACGACCGCCACCTCGGGCGGCTCGGCAACGGTCCAGTTCCACCTCTGCTCCGACGCTGCGGCGGCGATTGCAACGGACGGCTCGGCGACCTACCACTTCTCGACCTCGGCAATTGCGGTCGCGACGCTGGTTGCAGGCTACTACGTCTGCAAGGTCGCTCTGCCCAAGGGCACTTACGAGCGCTACGTGGGCATCCTGCAAACGACGGCGGTTGCCGCCCTCACGGCCGGCAAAATCAACGCCTTCCTGACGCAGGACCCGTTCACGGCCAAAGCCTTCCCGAACGCGACCAACGACTCAATCAGCCTGTAAGGTGATGAATGCCTAAGGTCCGCGCTCTGGCCGATCTGATCGCCGGCACACCTCCTCGCCGCATCCGCAAGGGTGAAGTGTTCGAGGTGACCGACGCCCAGCTCGCCTACACGAAGAAGCGCTGGCTCGACAGGGGGAAGAAAATTCTTCCCCCTTACGAGCTGGTCGCAAAGCCTGCTGAAAAGCCGGCGGCCAAGTCGGACGTGTCCGACATAGCGTAAGGCTCACCCATGGCCTCGCTGGTATCTATCTGGAACCTCGCCTTGTCCCACATCGGGAACAAGGCGGGGCTTTCCACCGCAAGCCCCCCGCACACGACGGTTGAGGCCGAGCGATGCGCCATGTACTGGCCTATCGCGCGGCAATTCGCCATTGCGAAGTGCAAACCGTCCTGGGCGCGCAAGCGCATCACGGCGACACTGGTTGACCTCGACACCGAGCAGCCTAGCCAGTGGGTTTACGCCTACGTCAAGCCGTCCAACGCGCTTGAAATCCTCGGCGTGTACGAGCCCGAGGGCACGCTCGACGAGGACACCAAGGGCGCCACGTTCGAGGAGTGGAGCGACGGCACCGACGACCACAGCGTCATTTACACGAACGTCGAGCAGGCGGTTATCCGCTACCTGCAAGACGTCGAGGACACCAGCAAGTATCACCCGACGTTCATGGTTGGGGTGTCCTGGCTCCTTGCCTCCTACCTCGCGGGCCCGACGGTAAAGGGCGCCGAGGGTATGCAGCTCGCCGAGAAGCTGGAGCAGAAGGCCATCGCCTACCTGAACCTGTCCGAGACGCAGGACGCGCAGCAGACCCAACGCCGCGACGTGTTCCGCGACGGCAATCACGTGGCTTCGTGGATCTCCGCGCGCGGGTTCGGGGATGTGATCCTCGGCGACGCCCCTGTGGTCCACGATGAAGAGTAACCCCTATATCCGCAGCTTCGTGGGTGGCGTTGTCTCGCCCTCCATGGTCAGCCGCATTGACGACGCGACGCGCGACCACGGCCTCGCGTCCTGTCGCAACATGCTGATCCTGCCCGAAGGCATCGCCGCCTCGCGCCCGGGGACGCGCTACGTGCGCGCAGCGAAGAACGCCGACAAGAAAGCGCGGATGATTCCGTTTCGCTATTCGTCGACGCAGACAACCGCGCTCGAGTTCGGCGAGGCCTATATCCGGTTCCATTCCTTCGGCGCGACGCTCCTGACGCCAACCTCTGGCGTTAGTGCGTGGAGCGCCGTACCCACTTACTCGGCAGGCGATCTGGTGACCTATGGCGGGTTCACTTGGGTAGCCGTCGAGGACGTGCCCGCCAACAAACAGCCAGACCTGTTCGAGTATGGTTCCGGCACGCCAGTGGTCACTTCGACCTGGGTTGAGTCGTCGGCGTTAAGCCTCACCCCGCCGAGCGGATACACCTACGTGGGGACTGAACTCCCGGCGTCGGTGACCATCGGGCAGCAAGTCTATATCAGCACGACAGTTTATGTGTTCACGCTCATTACCGTGACCGAGCACGGGATCACGTACTACGAGGAGGCCATGGTGCCCCAGACCCAATACATTGGGTACACGGGCACGGCCGGCGCCGGCGCGAGCGGGGATTACTGGTACCAGCTCGGCGTTCCCTACGAAATCCCGAGCCCCTACGCAGAGCAGCACCTCATGGACCTGCACTATGTGCAGAGCGGTGACGTGCTTACGATCGTTCACCCGGAGTACGCCCCGCGCGAGCTGCGCAGGTTGAGCGCCACGGCCTGGGTCCTGGCCGAGATTGACTTCGGGTCCACGCTGACGGCGCCCACAATCTCTGCGGTCACGCCGACCACGGCCACCACGCCCAGCGACTTGCAGACGTATTCCTACGTCGCCACCAACGTGAGCGACGACCAGGCCGACGAGAGCGTGGCCTCCGCGGCGGTGACGGCCAGCAACCAGATCTTCGACACGGGCGCGCTTAACACGATCACGTTCGGCGCTGCCGGCCGCCGCAACGTCTACCGACTTAGCGGCGGGCTTCATGGCTTCATCGGTCAGACCATTACCACCACGTTGGTTGACGACAATATCGCGCCCGACGTAGCGAAGACGCCGCCAACCAACAGCGATCCGTTCGCCACGGACTGGCCGGCGGCCGTCACCTATTGGGGCCAGCGTCGCGGCTTTGGCGGAACCACGCTGCTGCCGCAGACGTTCTGGCTGACCAAGGCCGGCACCGAGAGCAACCTCGACTCGTCCATTCCCGTTCGCGATGACGACGCGGTGTCGCTCAAGATCGCCGCGCGCGAGGCCGCGACCATCCGGCACCTGGTCCCGCTCGGCGGGCTCGTGGTGCTGACCAGCTCGGGCGAGTTCACGATCAAGGCCGACGGCCCGGTATCCCCCACCACGCTGCGCCGCCCGCCCGACCAAGGCTATATCGGCGCCAGCAACGTGCAACCTGTGGTTGTGAACACCGACCTGGTGTTCGCCGGCGCGCGGGGCGGGCACATTTACGGCATGGGGGCAAACTTCGCGATCACCGATAACCAGGGTTATGTCGCTGTGGATATGTCGGTGCGCGCCCCGCACCTGTTCGATTTCAAGACCATCCGCGACATGGCGTTCGTTCGGGCACCCACCCCGATTGTCTGGCTGGTGTCGTCCGACGGCTCGCTTATTGGGCTGACCTACGTTCCGACCGAGGAGGTGCGGGCGTTCCATACCCACTTCACGGTCAACGGCGAGTTCGAGTCCATCTGCGCTGTGGCCGAGGGCGACGAAGATATCGTTTACGCTATCGTCAAGCGCACGATCGACGGTGCAACGGTGCGCTATGTCGAATGCCTGGCCCCGCGCTTCTACACCCTGAACACGGCCGCGTTCTTCGTGGACTGCGGCGCCACATACAGCGGCACGGCCGCAACCGCTATCTCTGGCCTCGACCACCTCGAGGGCGAAACGGTTTCGATCCTGGCAGACGGCGGCGTGGTGCAACCTCAGGTTGTGGCCAGCGGCGCCATCACGCTAGCCGTGGCGGCTTCTGTGGTGCAGGTCGGCCTACCCCTGACGCGCGAGCTGCGCACCCTGCCGGTCGCCGTGGAGAACGTCCCCGGCTTTGGCCAAGGTGTCGCTAAGTCAATCTGTGAAATGGCCGTGCGCGTTCTGGAAAGCGGCGCCTGGCTCTACGGCTCGGAAATCACCCGGCTGTTTGAAGTTCCCGGCCGCACGGATGAGAATTGGGGTTCCCCGCCAGACCTCCGTAATGGTTACGAAGACGTCACAATGCCCGCCGGCTGGGACGACGACGGCCAAGCCTACATCATCGCCGCCGACCCCACGCCGTTAACTGTGGCGAGCATTCTCAAGCAGGTGGAATTCGGCGGATAAACACGCTAGGGTTGTGCCATGGCAATGTCGTCTCTTATCGTTTCCGCTGGCGGCGCCGCCCTGCAAACCGTGGGTTCCTACTACTCCTCGATCGGGGAGAAGCAGGCGCTTGGGTTGCAGGCGGACCTCGACGCCATCAATGCCAGGCTGGCGGATGGCGCAGCGCGCGACACCCTGGCGCGCGGCGAGCGCGAGTATGGCGCCAGCCGGCTGCGCACCGCAGCCCTGAAAGGCTCGCAGCGCGCCGCGATCGCTGACTCTGGCTTCGACGTCGGTTACGGAACGGCCGCGCAGATCCTCACAGGGACCGACCTGATGGGCGAGGTTGACGCAGACACAATCAAGGCGAACGCC